CCCGTATCCGAAGTACAAACAAATCCATTTTCTGAATTAACTGTTCCTTGTTCTACAAATACGAAAGCACCAGCAGCATTAGCACCTGTAGCCATATCTGTAGCTCTTGATGGTGCTCCAGATGCGTTTACGTTATAAATACCATTCTGCGATGCAGTACTTTGATTTTTAATTAAGATCCGATCACCAGTTTGGAGCGTTACACCATCAATAGATTGACCATTAGCAAATGCAGTGGATAGTGTGCCATTTGCAGTAGTTGTAGCAACCACAGAATCTTTGACATCAAGACCTTGAGCAACTCCGTCTACATAACCCTTATTTGCAGCATCAGCATCAGCAGTAGGATCTGCTAAACCTGTAATTTTTTGAGAGTTTAACGAAACTGCACTTGTAGGAGCAGCCATTTGATCTAATCTATTTGTTCTTACACCAGTATCAAAATCACTAATCTTTGTATGTAAAAGCGAAGGTATATCATCAGCTACTAATGCTCTAAATGTAGGTGCAGCATCACTTCCTGTGGTCGGGCCTGATAAAACTTTATTAGCGTTTTGAACTGTATCTTTATCAAAGAAACCACCTTTACCACCAATTTTTATAATGCTTGTTGCTGATCCTCCAGCACCACCCGTTCCTTTACCAATAAACAGGGTTTCAGTTCCCTCTGTGAACGCTAATTCAGCGTTAGCTAGTGAGGTGGGTGCTGACGATCCAGTAGATCTTTTAATTCTTAAGGTGTTTGCCATAATAAATCAGTTTCAGTAATTTCCACCATCGACCAAATTTTCAACGGTGCGAGTTTGATCTGCTTTAAATGTACCACTACTTTGGTCAAAATACACTACAGAGTTGTTTACTTTATTGTTGTCATTAAGAATTGAGTTAGTAGTACTAAATTGAGGACCTGCTGGACCTCTTGTTGCTACTGTGACAACATTAGTATCACCATTAACTGTAACGGTGTTTCTTTGGGTTGTAATGTTAACTGAACTCATGTTGAAGTGTAGCCTTCGCTTACAAATATTGTACCCTCTAAATAATATTGTTTCGACCCTGCACCATCAATTAATAAAACATCATATTTTAAAATATCAGGAGTAAATGTAGCAGTTTGGGTATCAGTCAAAGTAATACTTACAGATCCAGCAGATCTATCAGTATATGTAACAGAAAAGTCGGCATATTTTGTAGTTCGAGATTCTTCCCAAACTTGTGCAGCTACAGTAAATCCAGTTAAATTTATTGCATTGTTATTAGAATCCTTGAAAATCAGTGGAATTGTATGATCTGACCTCCTTTGGAGCGTAAAGTTGTATATACCAGGTTCGATTGCCATAATTAAGTTTTAATAATATACATTAATGCTATATTACGTGGTCTAGCTTCACTACCAGCAGGTGAGATTGTTATACCCACATTACCCGTCATGGTTTGATTTCCACTAAACTTAACAGCGTCTCCTGTAACAACATTGTCATTGGTTCTATAGCCAATCTGATAGCCTTGACCAGATCCTAGTGTAATACCCACGTTGGCTATAGAAGGTTGTAAAGACAGTCCTCGTATATTGTGGTTATGATTAGCTCCACTAACCGTAATACCAGGATTTGTATAACCATGACTATGACTATTATTTTCTGCTGTTTGAAAAGTACCTATACTTCTTCCGCTATCTACTCCTCTTCCGTTGTCAAATCCTCTAATAAATTCACCACGTAAATCAGGTAAATTAAAAGTTGTTGAGCCGTTTCCAGCACCATAGTACTCTCCAATAAGAGCAAATAAAGCAGAATATGTTGTCCTGCTTACTGCTGCACCATTACATTCTAAATAACCTGCTGGTACGACTGAAAATGCTCTACAAAATATAGATCCAACAGGTACACCTTGTATTGCTACAAAAGATAACGCTCCAGAGCCATTTGTCTGTAAAACACTACCATTAGCTCCATCTGCTGTAGGTAATGTAAAATTTATATTACTTGATCCGCTATATTCAAAAGAAATTCTATTGCTATTTAGATTATTCCATAGCTGTATTGAATAACCTGCTCTTACTTTTAAACCACCACCGTCAACCCTAACTCTTTCAGTACCGCTAGTAGAAAAACCAATACTATTAGCAGCTTGTTTAAAAATTCCTGTATCTGTGTCTGTATTAAAATGTAGGGCAGGAGATTGTGAACTTCCGTCAGCTAATTTTAAAGAACCCGTCATAGCAGTCGTTCCATCAATAGGCATTAGACCTAAGTTTGCTTGATTTATATTTCCTATTTCTGTAAAAGAAGAGTTTGCAGAGTTTCTTATCTTCAAAATATTATCTGAAGTGTCGCCATATAACATAAAAGCAACAGCACCAGTAGGATCGGAACTACCACTATTTAAAGTTTTTATCGCATCAAGAACGTTATTAATATCTCCACGGACTTGAGCACCAGAGGCATTAGCTATATCGTAGTCTGATACTTGAGACATTTAAAAAATCTTTTCCTCCATATTACACCCCTTTACCATAACCGACAGCCGTAAATGTAAATGTTCTATTAACAGCAGAATTATTTGAATCTCTTATTAAGATTTCAAATCCTGTTCCACTTATAGCAGATAATGTAACGTATTCACCAGATTGTAAATTTTGAACTGTAACACCTACATTTGGTTTAAAAGCATTAACACCACCAAGGCTTGATGTACCTGTAAAAAATGGTCTAGCAAAAGTAACAACTTTGTATCCAGTACCCGATTGTTGAGCAGCCATTGATACTGGATTATTAGAATTGCCTGTTAAGTAAGAGTTTTCAGTTCTTGCAGGAAATAAGGCTGTAACACCTGCTTGTTGTACATCTATATTTTCAACCAGTGGTTTACCAGTTGTTAGTTTTAACTGGAAAGCAAAAGCTCTTCCTTTAAAAGTACCGTTTGTTAAATCAGCAAACTTAGTAAACTTAAGAAAATTACCACTACCACTACTTTTAGCTTGATTAATAAAAGACGTTAAAGTAAATTTATTTGCATTTGGAACTGTTTGCACAGTGTAAAAAGTAGAAAAATTATCTTGGATAAATATTATTTTTATATTATCGCCAACTTTAAGTCCGTGACTTGTTGCAGTACAAGTCATTACCGTTCCATTAGTGGTCCCGTCCTCACTTCCGTCATCCTGTACATAAGTAAAACTTGTTCCGTTTGTAAAAGCTATAGCGGAAGAAGCAGGATCGACATTTGTTGAAGCTACAAACATTTGACAATTAACTGAATCTGCTGAAACTCCATCAAAATTTCCATCAGTTGCATAATCATCCCAGAAAGACCCTTCTGGTATTAATTGATCTAAAAGAGTAAGTTTTTTATATGAACCAGATGTAGTAAAAGTATTAAATACTAAATTATTTGCTGCTGTTATTGCTAAATCAAATTCGGTTGTACTTCCTACGGCTGAAACAGTATAAGTTCCATTCACAAGATTAAAACTACCTTGACCGACAAGCTGTACTGGATCTCCTAAAGCAATATTATGAGTAGCAGAAGAGGTTACTCTAATAGTTTTTGCTGGTACTTGTACTCCTTGAATAAATTGAGTGCTATTTGAATTATTGGCTTTAATACCGCCACCAGTAGTACTTCTTAAAAGTTGCTGTACTTGAAAACCTACTGACCTAATAAATCTTTTTAAATCTAAAGCATAAACTCGTTCTAAATCAATCAAATCTTTAAAATCATAAAAACCAGTTGTTACACCTGTAGTTTCTTCTATCCTCAAAGTATTATTAATGACACTTGTCTTTATTTTTTGTCCACCATAAGCAGGTGATAATAAATCTTGCCTTGTAATATTACCTGTTGTAATTATTTGTTGATCTAAAATATCTGGTAAATCTACAAGAACACTTGCTGATCCAGTACTAAAGTTACCTTGGTCATCTTGAAAGCGAAGAATGTACTCTCCTTCCAGTGCTGGTACGATTTGTTCTGTACTATTTCCAGACAAAGCATTTACAAGGTCAACGGCATTATTAAATGTACCTGTACCATCAGTTAAAGAACTATGTCTTACATATACCCTGCCACCATGTAAAACATCTGGATCAACAGATTGATCCCACTTTAAACGTACATTTTTGCTATCTACAGGTTCCATTTGTAAATTTTGTACATCTCCAGGAGGTGCATTTTTACCAACAGCATTAAATGTTAAATCAGTTGATGTTTCTGATATTTTTAGTGCAGCGTTATATGAAAACACCTTAAATTCATACGTTCCAGCTTCAGTACCCTCTATTTCAAAATCTGGTCTAAACACGTCTTGAATTACCCAGTTAGTATTATTAAATCTGTACTGAACTTGATATTGACTGACACCTGTTACAGCTACCCAAGATAATATTATTTTTACTATTGCAAGTTTGTTTTTTACAATAATCCTTTCTTCTGCAACTAAACCTGATGGAGGGTCTTTAGGTTGATTTAATAAAGATAAATTTCTTACAGGTAAAGGTACACCTTCTTCAATATTTGCATACTTACCAGGAATGTAAGTTAATGCTGTAATCGCATAATTAACACCGTCTTGTTCTTCTACTGTAATAACTCTAAACGTCTGAGGTTCTACCGCACCATCACTGCCAGTACTAGATAACATCCATATTGAATTAGCACTTGGAGTTTGTGATAAGGCAGAACCTAATGTAATTACATTATTGGTTATAGCAGTGACACTTTTTGTTTCCACTTTACCGTCTGGGAGCATTATGCTTAATGTTTGATTTTCTCCTACAAAAGTATCTAAATCTTTATCGCTATCAACTGTTATTTCTTCAGCAGTAGCAGATTTAACTCGCCCAGATCTTCTTTGAACACTACGCACTGGATCGTTTATAGAAATAACACTTCCAGGTCTTACTATCGCTCCAGCGTCTATAGAAGTTGAAAAACTAACTACTTCTGATTCGTTTTGTTCACTAAAAAGTATTGCTTTTGCCAATCTGATCGCTTGTGTTCTTGATGTACAGCCAAATGCTTGTACTGTCTTTTTAATTATTCCAAGTTTTGCTATAGCAGCAGTATCTTCAAAAATTTCATAATCTATTTCTCTGCTATCCATGTTGAAATACCTTACAGAAATAACAGAGTGTCTTTGTTTTAAACTGCTGCCAGAATATGAGAATCCAGCTTCAGTAACATTTGCAAGACTAAACAAATAACTGCTGTCAGTAGGTCTATCTTGAGTAAGTGTTATCGAACCTGTTTGCCATATCGGAAATCCTCTCATAACACCAGCTAATTCATTTATTAATTGATAAGCCTCTGCCGTTCCTTGAATTGAAGCGTTGCAAGCAAACCTAGCTTCTTTTGTTCCATCGTCTAATGTAACCTGTTCATTTGCATATCTTGATGCTTGTACATAACTAAATAAATCAATACTTTCATACCTTTTTGCATCAGTAGATTGATCTGGTGATATGTGAACACCCAGCCCATATCTTTGATTTGTTAAAACATCAAGCAATATCATCGAAGGACAAGTACACCATTGGGCTGCTCCCATCGTTCCATTAAATATGTATCCTGCTGGATAATGTATAAAACCAAAGCTACTTACAGTCCCAAGTCCTAAAGCATCTGCATCGGCTTGATTTTTAACGACAGTAGGAGTTCCAGAGTTGTTTGCACCTGCACCTGGAATCTTAACTTTTATGCCACGAATACGAAATGCTCTACGAGGTACAGAACTAAACTGCTCTGCACTTAATCTTAAAGTTGAATATGCACAATCAGGATAGGATTGCGGATTATAAACAACTTCTTCTATTCTAGAAACACCAAACGTATCTTGTATTTCATCCTGATTACTGTCAGCAGTAATTCTCTTTACCTTTATTCTTGCCTGAGTGTAATTAGCATTTCCAAAAGTATCATTTGGTAAGTTTATTGTATGTTCTCTTGAATATGAGTCTTTACTTCTACCTGTAATTGTTTCATCTACTACTACAGTAAAATTCCCATTATTTGTTTGTAGTAATATTTGATAGTTAACTGTAGTTCCTAAAATATCTCCATTAGTTTCAAATTTTTGTAATCCTAAAAATTGAATTGTTACTTCTGCTGCGTGTTTTCCTGTAGAAAGGTCAGCATTAACATCTGATGATGTAGTGACAACAGCAGAATTTGTCAATACAGTGTTTGATGTTTTTTGTAGGTTTGCATTTTCTAAATTAGCTACTGGTTTTTGATTGCCTTCTCCAAATTTGGGAATAAAGGTAACATCCTCAAAACTAAAATCTGAATCAGTTAAACTACTAAGTTTAGTTGTAAATTCTGGATCGTCTGGACTTACATTTAAGACAGCAGTATCATTTAAAAAAATATCAGCTAAACAAGCATTATTATAATTTGCATTATTACGAGCAATACCTTTTTCAGACGGAGTTGCAAAACCTTCGATCTCACCTTCAGATAATAAATCCTGGATCGTAGCAAACTCTTTACTGTTAAGAGTATCTTCGGCTCTTACTGGTTCTCTTGGTTGTGATGGTCCTTTAGAACCTCTTATAATTTTACTCACTATGCTTCTCCTGCAACAATTTGCTGTGTATCAATACCTGCTGATATGACTACAGATCCAGTGACAATTTCTCCGTAACATAAAGGGATGCTAGTTCCAGCCCTATCAGTATTTTGCACTCCAGAAAAACTAAATGAAATGCGTGGATCTTCTTCATTGCTAAAATCTCTTCCTTTAGGCATGGGAAATAAAATTTCACTTACACCCATAAGAGTCAAACCAATACCAATATTTCCTACGAGAGCAGATATTCCAGCACCTCCTGTAAAACCAGTAAGACCTAATGATAGAGTAGTACCTCCAGTAGCAAAGGCTAATCCTATTAATGCGACTCCTGCTAAAGCTCTTCCAACTCCTCCTGCTCCACTAATAACAGGAACAATATTGACATCAGATTCTCCTATTGGATCGTGTATTTGAGTTTCATCAATATCATAATTATCAACAAGTACTTGATAATATCTATTTCCCATATGTGCTTCTAATCCTTCAAAATTACTAATTAAAAATTTAATTGCATCAGCAGTAGAGTTTATAACGGCATCAAATTCTTTATGACCTACAAAGTCAGCTAGTTCACCATATAGTTTAACTTTCTTGAGCATAGCGATACCTCTTACCAGTACATTTTAACAACCATTCAGAGTAAGGCTCTCTACAAGATAGTCTATCTGCTAAATGATGTAAAACCATATCTCCTAAGAAAATCGCCACATGATTTAAAGTTGGATACATAATAGACATCAACAATACATCTCCCTCTTTTAATTTCTCATCTGGTCTAAGTTCTCTAAAACCTGTTCGCCATGCGTAGCTTTCAAATAATGGATCGAACAAAAACTCATCTGCTGTCATTGTTCTTTCATAATCTTTTAAAATAATTCCTTTTTCTTTTTTGTAGTAATCAACAACTAAACTCCAACAATCGGTAACACCCCAGACCCATTGTCTACCTAATAAAGGTGCTTCATACCCTGTTGGCTCTACATAAGCCCATTCTTCTGTTGTTGGATTAACAATGTACCAAGGTAATTTGCTTTGTTCACAACTTACTTTATCTGCCTGACTAGGCTCTGGGGTAGAAACTGGATGACTGTGAATAATAGCAGTTATTTCACCAAGATTATCTGCTTTTACATAATCTTCTGGATTTAAAATAAAATGCTGATGAGATGTAATGGCAAGGTTTTCACAAGGATAGTATCTTTCTTTACCTCGTATATTTAGCAATAATCCCACAGATTCTTTTGGGTCTTGGTCTTTCGCATGAACCAATGCGTCATCTTTCCAACTCATTGAATAAACGTACCAATAGCAGGGAATAAGGCTCTAGTGCATTGTCTTTTTGGCACTCTTATACCAGCTAAATCAAATGCTGCTGCTAATTCAAACTCAACTACTTCTCTGTTTTCTGCTGATTTACGATCCACAGAATAAATCTCTCTTGGAAACTCCGCGTTAGGATCAGGTGTCCCAAAAGGATTGTTGCCTGTAAAGTTTGCATTATCAATAAATCTTGCTAATGTTCTTATTCTGGTAACAGTAGCACCTGTTAAATCATTTCCTGCTGTTATTTCATTTACAGTTACAAGAATAGCTGACATTGTTCCAAGAGCATTACTTACTTTTAATTTAGGTCTTGGTAGTTGACCACGTTTAAAAGCAAAACCTTCAGCAATTATAGGAAATTTTAGATAAGAATTACCAGCCCAAACTATATCTTGGTTTGTCTGATTAGACCCTGAGTGAAATCTATATACCGTGTTAGCACCATGTAAAGCAGTTTTAAGAGTAAGAGTAAATAATTCGATTACTGACCCAGGATTTATTTTGGATATGTCATCAAAAATACTGCTAAATGCTTCGTAAATAATATCATTGTCGTAAACACTTTCGCCTATAATTTTTGTCCATGAAGGTTCAGTTGTGCTATCAGTAGTACCTGGTGTTGTAACACGAAAAAACATACCATCAACACCATTAGTAGGACATACAATATCTCCTGCATTTTTAGCTTGATTAGGACTCCAAACAGTAGCAACCGTCATGGTTCAAATACCTCTCTAAATGTTGCTTGTATTCTTGCTCTATTTAAGTATGGAATAGATTTTGACCATGACTCGCATACAAACTTAGATGAACTAGCTTCTCCTGGTGGGGTAAAATCAAAACTAGCACTATCAATTGCACGGGCATCAAGGAAGCTTTCTATAGTATCTGCATCTGTTTCTGACACCTCAAACGTAAAGTTAAATATTTTTGGATTTTGATTTTGTCCGAGGCCAAATAATATGCGATGTTCATAACCATCAGCAAAACGAACTGTTCTAGTTTTTGGTTCAGATCT